TGGGCCTTGGCTTCCGCGAGCGTGACGGGCTCAACTGATGGGCCGGTCTGACGGGTCAGGCTTCGGTACTGCACGGCGTCCTCGTTTGCGTGGCGTGGCGTCGGCCGTCTCGGCCTGGTGCTCGATGGTCGCTGTCTCCAGCAGTTCGCCCTGCCGGTCCTCGACGGCCACCCGTTGTGCGATTAACTGAGTGGCGAGCCCACCCGGTACGTCTACCGTTTGGTTTTTCCGGTAGGCCCGCCACGAACGTATGAACTTCAGTTTCACCATTACCCTACACTCCATGCAGTTTCGGGCTTCTTGTTCGACTTTTGGTAGTCGCTCGTGTACTGGAAAACCGGCTTGCCAAGATCCTTGCTCGGCCAGGTGATGACCCACTCGCCGTGGCCGATGCACACGCGGGGCGTCACGAAAACACGGTTGCCGCTCTCGCGCCAGTTGGCCCAGAAAGCGATGTCGGAGTCACGCCGGCCTTCGCCCCATCCGCCCTGCGGGTCGGGCCGCTCAAGGAACCAGGGTTTTTTCGCCCGTCTCAGTGCGGTCGTACTGATGATCGTGCAGCCGAAGTGCGCCGTGTCCACCTCCTGCACCGGCTCGCCAAACCACGAGCGGGGCAGCTGTGTCATCCCGTCTGCCGGCGGATTGTCCAGCGTGCCCTTGAGCGTCAGCATCGGCCTGCCGTCCTCCCGCTTTACCTGCAGCGGGGCCAGGGCATCGCATTGGAACGTCATGGCGATGGCCACTAGTTGTTCCACGTCTTCGCGGCTGAAGTACGTGTCGAAGTCAGTGACGAGCAGGTACTGGGCTGAGTCGATGAAACTCTCAAAGACGCGGGTGAGGCCCTGGCTCCAGAAAGCCCCCTGGGCCAGCGTCGGGCGAATGCCGAGCGGCAGGAACGCCTGAGCCCAGCCGAAGAGGTTTGAGATTGGGCCGAACCGTGGCCCGCTCATCACGCACTCAACGGCGATGTCAACCTCCGTGCCACCAACCTTGACGAGCATGTGCAACCTCAAAAAGAGAGCGGGCGGCCCCCGCTTGGAAGCCGCCCGCCCAGTTTGCACATCACGTCAAGTCGTCAGGCTCACAGACCGACGAGGCCGATGACCGGGCCCGCCACGGTCGAGGTGCCGAGGTTGGCGTGGGTGATCGCCACGCGAGCCACGGCACGGATGACCGTCTGGTCGCTCAGGAAGTTCACCTGGTCGCTGGAGGCGATTTCGATGCCCTGACGCACGCCGTAGTACGAGCTGTTCGCCATGTTCCCGTAGAGGGCCATGATGACGCCCGTGCTGTCCGCACCGCTCGGGAGCCGGTCGGTGAGAACCACCGGGCTGCCGAGGAAGGTGAGGCCCATGCCCTGCGACAGACCGACCGACCCGCCCTGGGCGAGGTCGAGGGCCTGCATGCAGGACGCGAAGAAGAACGGCGAGCAGAACCACTTGGCACCCTGCCGGCTGTGCTGCGGAACCGCAGCCATCATCGCCAGCAGGTTGGCCTTCGACACTTCCTCGGGGATGTCACCGGCGGCCGTCACGAGGGACGCCGCGTAGGTGGCACCAGACGCGGCGAGCAGACCGCCCGTGTGGGTCGTGACGAGACCCGCCACGCCAGGGGCGTTCGCCGGGTTGCCGCTCCACGCAGCCGCCTCAACGGCGTTACTGAGCGTCAGCCCGAGCTCGGCGGCGATCCAGTCGGCGATCGACACGATGGAGTCTTGCAGGAGCTCCGACGCGATGACCACCGCACCCGTGACCTTCTTTGCGGTCAGCGTGACCTGGTTGGAGGTCGGATCGCTGGCCGTGATCGCCGTGTTCTCGTCCACCCAGTAGGCCGTTGCACCGGCCGTCCGTCGCGGGAACAGGAGCACGTCGCTCGGCATCACCACGTTGGTGGCGTTCTGAGCGAAGGCAGAGTACTGATCCACCAGGCGGATCACGGTCGAGGAGAGAACATCGGGCACGAAGGCCGCACCAGTGGTGCTGCCGGTCGAACCCTGAGCACGAGCCTCGACGCCGTGGTCGGCACACCACCGACGCGCCTCGGAATCGCCGCCCTTGGCCTTGAACCACATGCCCACCTTGTAGGCGTCTTCCGCCTTCTCAAAGGCACGCAGCCGGCCCGAGAACGGGACCGCCTCGATGCGGACCTTCTCGCTCCGCTCCTCGGTCACTTCGGGAGCCGGGGCACAGCGGTCAACAACCGCCCGCAGGTTCTTGGCCGACTCGGCGACCGACTTCTCGAAGTCGATCTTCTTGGCGAGCTTGCCCGCGTCGGCGTTGAGCGTCTCCAGTTCCAGGTCACGCTCCGCGATCTTGTCGGCGTCGGTGCTCTCGATGGCCCGCACGGCGTCGATCCGGTTGGCGAGGGCAACGGCCTCGTCCTGCAGCTTCTTGAGGTTGTCCACGTGGTTTCTCCGCCGGCGGTATTGCCGATGGAGTTCACTGTGCCGCTACTGTGCGGCCCTCTTGCAGAACCGCACTTCGGAAAGTGTTGTTTTCACAAACACGACGCCACGCGCCCCGCAGCGTGGGCAGCGAACGTACCGCTGCCGTTCGTCACCGCACGGGCGACTGCTACGCGTCCGCAGACGTTCGCCGCAGGTGCAGCGTGGTTCAGACATGCTTGAGCCGGAGAATGGCAGACCAGGCGGCGGCGACGCCCCGCAGAGCCGAACGCGACTGGACCGCCTGGCCTGCCGGATTGGGAGTCTCTTGCGAGGCAAGCCACGCCTCATAGGAACGCATGGCGACGCCGGCCGAGGTGGCCGGGTACGCGGGCACCAGCACGGGCCCCACGTCGTACAGTCCGCTCACCTCGCGGATCTGCCGCACGGCCTTGCCGTCCTCGCCGGTGCGAAACGACTCGTTCTTCGGGTCCACCGTGAACGCGAACGAAGAGCCACGCACGTCACGCCGCTGGATGAGCTCGAGCACGTCGGCCCGGCTCACGGGCGGCGTGACCACGTACCGCAGGCCCTTCTCGTCAGACGAGAGTTCCAGCGTGCCGGAAGACGTGCGGCCCAGGACGATGTTGCTGTCGTGGTTGAACAATGCTACCACGTCGCCTTTGCCACGCTGGCGGTTCAGAATCTTGTCGAACGCACCCGGCAGAATCTCCTCGCGGAACCCACCGAGGTCGAGCGAAAGCCGGTTATAGACGGCGGCGTAACCGATGATGGCGGCCCGGCCATCGGCCCGGCTTTCCACCGTCAGTTCGTTCTCGTCCTCAAAGGCGAAGTCGCGGCGTTCAATTTCCATCGGTGCTGTCCTCCTCTTCGGCCTGGTCCTCGGCATCGTCCTCGGGGCTCGACTCGTCTTCCACCACTGGCGGCTCGGCAGCCGGGGCCGGCGGCGGTTCTTCGCCCGCCTTCTCCAGCGTGGTCATGTTCAACTGAATGAAGTGCTTGTCACCTTCTGGCCCGATAGGGTTGAGGTTCTCAAGCTCGCGGATTTCGTTCACAGTCATCCAGCCGTTTTGAAGGGCTGACACGTAGTAAGCCGACCGGCTCGCATGGTCGCCCCGCAGCAGACCGCTGACGCTGTGCTCGGCAAAGTACCGCTCGTCATCGACGATGAGGTCACGCGAGATGGCCGCTTCCCATCGCTTGAGGTGCGGCATGAGGCAGTGCTGCACGAACTCCGTGCCCTGCACTTCGATGTTGCTGTACGTGCTGCGGGTCAGGTCTTGAATCATGTGCGGCGGCACACGGAACGCCCGGCAGATTTCGATGACCTGATACTGCCGCGTCTCAAGGAACTGGGCAGCCTCGTTGCTGCCGCTGAGCTCGTGAGCCTTCACGCCGTTGGGCAGCACGGCCGTACGGTGCGAGCGGTCTGGGCCACGGTGCATCCGCTCCCACTGCTCCCGCAGACGCTCGGCCGCTTCCGCCGGGATTGGGTTGTCACTCTCCAGCACGATGCCGGGTCGGGCACCGTTGCCGAAGTACGTGGACCCGTGAGCCTCCAACGCCTGTGCCAGCCCGATGGCGTTCTGGAAAATCTTGTACGTGGGGATGGGCTTGATGCCGTCCTCGGTCGTGAACCGCAGGGCGAAAATCTGCTCCTGCGAGTACGGCGTCTGCCGTCCGCTTGGCTCACGGTAGAGATACCGCAGCCGGCCGTTCTCCAGCCGCTCGACTTCCATCCGGCTGGAATGCAGCGGCCACAGTTCCGACACGGCACCACGGGCACCAGGGCGGATCTCGGCATAACTCGCACCGTAGTGCAGGTACATGCCGGTCATCCAATCGCGGAACTCCTGGGCCGTCTGCCACGGATTCGGCTGCATGTGCAGCAGCCGGTAGACCGGGTGGCTCGTTGCCTTGGCCTTGCCGCCGCTGGCAAGCCGCTCAAAGACGTGCAGCGGCAGGGACGATACCGCATCCGATATGACACGAATGCACGCCGTGTAGGCCGAGCAAGCCATGGAGTTGTCGGCGGTCACGCGAATACCAGACGGCGTCCGATTGCTGGCGTGCTCGTTCCATTCGATGCCGCGAAGCTCGAGCATTCGGTGGTCGGCGAGAAAGTCGCTCATAGCGTGATGATGTCCCAGGATTGTTCCGGCGGCGCGGCGGTCGCCGTGGCGTGAATGCCCAGCCCCATGACCAGGGCCACGATGCCGTCGATGCGTTCCGTTGACCTCGCCTTGCTCGGCTTGATGTTGCCCTGGTGGTCGGACTGCACGGCCACGTTCGCAGCCATCCAAGCCAGCACCGGGTGATTCCCGTGCCGGATTCGCTCCGAGAGCACAAGGTTTTCCAGTTGCTTGGAAGGGCTCGACATGGAGCCGTAGCCCTGCCCAAAGCCTAGGACGTTCACCCCATCGCCTTGCAGTTGCGTCGCCAGCTGCGTGGCATTCCATCTGTCGATGCCCACCTGCCGGATGTTGTATTTCTTCGCCAGTTCGTTGATGTCGCGGCGGATCACGTCGTAGTCGGTGACGTTGCCATCGGTGGCACGAATGAAGCCGTCACGAATCCAGCCGACGTAGTCCACCTTGTCCCGCAGCGTCCGCTCGGCGGCGTTGGCCTCGGGCACCCAGAAGAACGGCAGCACGTCGAAGGTGCCGTCGCTCGCCTGGCTCACCAGCACCAACGCCGAAAGGTCGGTCGTGCTGGCAAGGTCGAGGCCCGCGTACCACTCCCGTTTCTCCAGGTCGGCGTCCAGAGGCTTGCCGCACCGGGCCCAGGCGTCAGGCGCAATCCAACGCGTGTCCTGCGTGGTCCAGACGTTCAGCCTGTATCGCAAAAAGGAGTTGAGTTTCGACGGCGACTGGTCGGCTTCGCGGGCATCAGCAGCGAACGACTCCACCGTAATCGTCTCGCCAAGCGACGGGTTTGCCTTGTGCCATGTCTTCGGGTCTTTCCAATCGTCTTCCGGCCCGGCAGCGTAGATGCACCCGAAGAATGCCGGGTCTACTCCCGGATCTGCGATGCACCGCTCGGCGTACTGGTGCTGCTCCCAGCAGATGCTCTTGCGGTCGAAGCCCGCCGTGGTGATCGACAGCAGTAGTGGTGATCTCCGAGCCGCCCCGCCGTACCTGAGTGCATCTCTTGTTGTGCCGGGCCTTCGCCCCCAGCCTCTCGGCCAGGGGCGAAAGCCCAGAGGCGGCGGTCCCTTTGCGCATGGAGTTCATCAAAGAGCAGGGCGTGGATGTTCAGGCCCTCGGCCCGGAACGCATCAGCCGAGAGCACCCGATAGAACGAGTTGCTCGCCTTGTGGACGATCGTCTTGCGGCTGTCGATCACCTCGAGGTGGCGAGACAACGCAGGCGAGGCCCGCACCATGCTGGCCGCTTCGCGGTAGATGATGCCTGCCTGCTCACGGTCGCAGGCCGCACCGTAGACTTCGGCCCCCGGCTCGGAGTCGAACGCCGTCATGTAGAGGGCGATGCCAGCCAGCGTCGTGCTCTTGCCCTGCTTCTTCGGCAACTCGATGTAGCCGACGCGATGCTGCCGCGTGCCGTCTGGGTTGAGCCGGCCGAACAACTCACGCAGGACGTGGTGCTGCCACGGCAGCAGCGTGAACGGCTTGCCGGCGTTCTGACCCTTGCTGTGCCGCAGCACCTTCTCAAAGAAGGCGACCACACGCTCGTACTTCGCCTGGCCTTCGGCCGTGAGTTCAGGCCCCGTGGACCTTGAAGAACTCCTCGACCTCGTCGCTGGGCTTTTCTTCCTTGCCACCAAGTCGCGTCCTCGACGTGGGCGTCAGCCCAAACTCACCCATTAGCGACGCCTGCAGGCTCACTAATCCGCGATATAACGGGCCAGCCGGATTCGGTTTCACGCCACCTAAGTCAGTGTGCATGACGGGTCCAGTGGCACGGAGCTCGAGCAGGCAGGCTTGAGCGGCACTGTGCACCTCGCACAACGTCGCCAGGGCCTCGCCGTCAGCGGTCGTGAGCGTGCCGATGCCCAGCAGGATGGGCACGAGTTCCTGCCACTTCTCCACGGCGACCGGGTCCACCATGAGCCGAGCCGGCATCGGCGGCGCGCCGGGCGGTGCCGGCAGGTCGGGCCGGATCGGCCGCTTGCCGGGGTTGCCGTCCGCCAACTTTTGAGCCGCTGTCTTTGGCCTACGTCCCTTCGCCGCCATGGTCACAAAACCGTAAGGTTTTCTCCTCGGGTCGATACCCGCCAGACGCAATAGGATGCCGCACAAGGTGCCGATTTTTGAGCCAACCGCCGCCGGGTGGTCCCGCCTGAAAACGGCCGCCACAGAAAACCCTGTCGCATTCTGCGGCCGCACGCGTTGGGC